TCTGCTACCTCAGCAAACTGGGCCATTGTTCTATAATCTCGCAAACGCCTGTACTTATCTACATCAAGCGTAGCATACATTAGCTCGTTATACATCCTATCAGCTAAGAACGAACCTATAGGATGATTAGATTCAGGTGCCTTAGGAGCAAGAATAGAGTGTTGCGCTAATAATTCTTTACGTAATGATCCTGCTTTATAGAAATCTTTAAACTTAGGATTCTCTTCCGTTACGTCATCTATAATTGCTGCAGGAGATCTATAGGGTAAATTATTTTGAATAAACTTTTGTAACCCTCTTCCGAATGTACCTTTTTGTCCGTCTGGCATCTTAATTTATTGTTATTGTTGTATTTATATCTGTTGATAATGTTGTAAACCCAGCTGCATTAATCGGTACTACATCTATAACACCGGTTGCAGTCAACTGCGGAAACGCAACAGACATACTATTATAGTTATTTAATGTATAAGTTCCAGCGCTTGTACCTGTAGTTAAGAAATACCCACTCAGAGCCGGAGTAATTGTAGCGCCGGCGCACAGATATGTGAGAGTTGTTACACCGGAAGTCCTATCTGTTAAAGTATGTCCGATCTTAAATATATCTATACTACCAACGGTGCTTAGCATCACCCCTTGTAAGGAATCAAAATTGTATCCCTCGAGTGTTCTAGAACCAGAAAAGCCACAAGCAAGAGTTGTATATGTATTACCACCAGTAAACTCTGGTCTACCAGATAACTCTCTATGATCAAAATTACCACTAAACGCAGTAACGTCAGTTAACGTAGAATCATATTTTATAAATTTACTCATAATTAAATGCATTCACTGGAATGTAGTCCTGATCGATAACAAAAATATTTTTAACATCTTCGGTATAAGGCTGTTTAAACAGCCAGCCTTTCATTGTGAAAGTTGTATTAGCGATAACTCTAGCAGGTTGTGTACCAGATACTTCAATAGGATAATCTAAACTTAACTGACCGTCCCATAGTACCTCAGTTCTAATTTCAAAATTATTAGCTAAATTTTGAGACGACGGTATTTTCCAGCTTATAATAACATATGGGTTATTATACGGTACAAAATTACTCAAAATTTGATCCATATCAGTCTGAAATTTTGTCATTATAGACATCGACAAGCCTATATTAACTGGAATAGGTGTTTTTAAATGATCTGATTCCATGGAACCAGCACTCACTGTAGGTGCTTTACTATAATAAAACCCTGGAATCTTATTAAATATTCTTTCTGGATCTCGAGAAATAGAAGTATAATGAACGGCAATCGTAGGAAGCTTTAAAGACTGAGCTTTATTAACTATGTCATGAAGCGCTCTTTCCTTTGGGCCATAATAAAAACCTACTTTAAGTTGATCGACAACCGCTTTATCCTTATTATATCTATTAATGATGATACTGTTAAAGGCGGTGATAAACTGCCTTATCATATCTTTTAGCTCAAAACCATAATATTGGTTTTTCATTATTATAAATATTTATTAAATAAACCTATCTGTAAAATACATCGGTAGTAAATTCCGGTACGTTGGAATCAACTTTCTTATACTAGCAGCATCAAGAACATACGTAACACTAGTGTCAGTTTCATCTCTAGTACACCGCCCACATTGCTGAATAAAGGTAGTAAACATCTTACTAGTGTACCATTTATTATTGTTCTTAGACATTTCTTTAATACGAACATCTCCTAAATCTGGCCACGGACACTTTAATATAATACAAAAACGAGCTGCGTCTCCTTTTAAATCTACTCCAAAGCTCATTGAAGGGCTCGCGAGAACAGTCGGCCTATCTGTCTCTAAATGCTCTGTTAATATATCTATATTATCTTTATTGCCTTTTATTCTATATAAAATTCTATCATTATCTATCTTGTCCTTTAGCATTTTAGTAATGACATTTGACTGAGTATGTATTAATCCCTTTTCATTCTTATGTTCTTCTAATATTTCCTCCACACACTTAACAATCTTTGGAAAGTTATATTCAAGATTTTTTTTGTTTAAGTGAAAGTTACCGAATAAGATTGGAGACTTTTTTGGATCAAAGCTAGTCGGAAGATCAATATACTTATATTCATTTTCTTGTATGCCTAAATTTCTCATGACTAATCTATAATCAACAAACGTTGCAGACATTAATATAATATTGTCTGCATATTTAAATATATGTTGCGCTAGTGTGTCAACCTTCTTAGGAATTAATTGTACACATTGCTTGCCGCGTATATACGCTTTATTAATAATATACTCTGACTGACTCCATGTATCAATAACTAATGAAAGGTCTCCTTTTAAATCAGATATAAATTTATACTCCTTTTTAATATTGTCTCCTACCGTGTCAGCGTGCTTGTCCAGCATCCGAAGTATCTCTACATACCTGTCCTCCAATTTTACTTGAAGTCTATATAAGCTATCAAAAAACCGCTTTCTATCTACAGAGTGTGGAAGCCTAAAGCCATACTTATTAAGACGATCAATTTCAATATTACAACTAAACCGACTTACAATAATATTTTCTAACTCAGATGCCTCGTCACATACTATTAATTGTCTGTGTTTTAAATGATCTGGTTTATAAAAAAAGCTAGAGTAATTCTCTACGCCAACCTTCGCACTAATAGAATTATTTCTCGCCTCATAATAATCACAACGATTACAATCCCAACATTCTTTTTTAAGCTTGTTACTAAAAATACAGGGCGCCTGATCAGCAGGACTTCTATCGTCAAGATTACAAATATATGATCCCTTCCCTTTGAGTGGTTTTATATCTTTAAAATCTCTAGTGTATTGATCTTGAAGAGCTTTAGTAGTAGTTAGGATTGATGTACCATATCTCTTACCTGCAAAGTCATCCGCATACTCATATACTAATTTACCATTTTCCCAACTAGTATCGAACGCAGTATAATTTTTAACTAGCTTAGTTAAACGAGATGGTGGTTTGTTTAAACCATTAGCAATAGTTTTAGCTATAAAACTCTTTCCACAACCAGTAGGGCCTTGAACAATTATAAATTTATATTTGTTCAAACTATCAACAATATTAGGTATGGCGTATTGTTGACCACTTGAAGGGTGATATCCCTTCGGGAAATTCTTAATGCCCATTTGTATATTATAATATCTCTATAGAGAGAAGCAAGTCGTAATACCTATTGCGTTTATTTTTAATAAGTCGGTTAAGGCGTGCTTTCCATATAATATCATTTTGATGAATATGCTGTAAGGTATAATCAAAATAAATCATTTTTCTTTTAGTAATAATATTAAAGGGATATAATAACTCTACCTTTTTATTATTACTAAATAATAATTTAATATTAAAATCTTTTATATCATATAGCATAATTTGGCCCAGACCGAGGACTCGTTTTTTAGACATTATCTTTACATTGGTAAGTAATATCTTTTTTAATGTATTATCAACTTGCTCGTGTGTCATGTATTCATAAAGGCCATTTTATCTCCTGGAGACATTGGTGCAATCTTCTCATTTAAATATACCCAAAACGTTTCATCTGCTTCTAAGGTACTAATTAAATCTACTGTATCGCAAGTTATGGTCCTATAAGCTTGCATTAAAATATCCCAAGTTATAATTAAATTCTCTTGATTGGGATTATAACTAGGCGCTTGACGTGGAGGTTCATAATTCAAAACAGTTCGACCTTCAATCGAATTTAAAAGCTGTACATTATTAGTACATAACATTCTTCGAGTTGCTGGTCGACCAGGCTTAAGAATTCGTCTAGCGAACTTAACCTCGCATACCTTATCTAATAATATAGCTTTAAGATTTCCTAGGCTGGTTATCATCGTCGTCTAAATCTTGACAAATACCAAAAAAGCGTTGCTCACTTAAAAAGATACAATCTCTTAGAGAATGTTCATAACCAACTACTCGTAAATTATCAACCTTTATTCCTTTATCATCTGGAAAGCAAACAACATCACCAGGTGCAGCGCACTTACATTGCGGCCCAGCGAGAACAACTCTTGCTAACCGCCATGTACGCTTCACTTGAGATAATGGAATATGTATACCATTACGAATAATAGAACGACCATCGGTCGATAAATCTACATATTGAGCTAAAACAATATCATCCATAACCGACCGTAATTGATACCCTTGAAGGCTAAAAGTGTCAGTGTCCTGATATGTATCTAAATCAATTAAACTACGTTTTGCATCGTGATCAAAAGCATCACGCTGACTGTCAGTTAAGTCTAACTCATCTAATTGCGACTCATACGCCTGTTTCAGTTTCTTTTCAGCCGATGGATAGGTTTTCCTTTTTATCTTACTCATACTTTTTTATATTTATCTTAAATGTTTCTGAATACAAATTTACCTCTCGTTGTGATAGCTCGTATTGCTTACAAACTGTTTCATATGCTTTTTTATCCTTTTTTATTTTCTTCGTATAATTAATATATTTTCTCTTTGTCTTCGGAATTAATGTATGTAAAAAAGTATAATGATCAATATTAATACTAAATATCGATCCATATAAATTAACACTATTGTTTATTAAGGGAACAAACCGCGTATCAGCAAACGTTACATACCTGTTTACTATATACGGAGAATAAATCTGCGTAGATGTAATATCGATATCAATTTTATCCTTTTCAAATAAAATATTAGTTACGAAATCAAAAAAATTATTTGCTTGCTTCATAATAAAGACAGTCTAAGTCCTTAATTCGAATTTGCACGAAAGTTTGCAAAAAAATTTTAGACACTGGGCA